CTTTCTTTGCTCTGTATTTCCAAAATCTAAAAAAGGAGATTGAAATGTAGCAAAAACATTATCATCTTGAAATGTTCCTCCTTGTTCTTGTCTGTATACAAACCCACTATGGTCTCCATGTAATACAAACTCGTCATCTCCTATATAACCACTAGTTACACAGTTAGCTTGAAATCCTCTTAATTCACTAAACTCCCAACCCATTCTTTGATCTGAAGTTCTTAGACCTCCTAAAAAACCTCCTGTATTTTTTGCAGTTAATGTACTTTTACCAAAAAAATATCTAAATTGTGATTTTTCTCTTACCACTGTAGCTACTAATTGATTAAAATTAAAATCAACATCTATTAACTGTAATGTTTGTTGTATATTTTTTGATATTGTTGCTAATTCAATATCACCTATTCTTTCTGTACCTTGTATAGTTCTTATACCATCTGGTGCTAAAAATAATACATCACCACCTATTTCTACCACACTGTCACTTGCAACACAACCTACACTATTAGATACTTCTTGTATTACAAAAGAATTTATACTGTCTCCTGTTAATTTTCTTATATTTGTTTTACCAAAAATATAAACAGCATCTCTAAATCTTTTTAATGCCATTATATCAAAACCAACATTTATACTTCCTGCTCCTCCTGCAGCACTAAAATCACTATCGCTATTCGGTGCTGTAAAAACAAGTAGTTGTGGTTTTTGACTCATTCCTGCAAAAAATAATCTATTTTTATATGTTTCTGCAAAAGATGCATTATCTACATCTGATGAGCCATTTAGTTTTGTCCAGGTAGTATCTACTAGTCTCATAGGAAAGTTAATACCATCTGTTAAAATAAGAGATTTATTTCCTGTAAAAGAATGAGTTAAACCTCTTACTCTTAATACGTTAGTAGCTGATTGTCCTGCTGTTAAACTTGTAGAAGACCAACCAGACCCTGAACCATATTTTAATACATCGTAATCTGTGCCTGATGATTTTTTTCTAGCAGCATATACAGCATCATTGTATATAAATAATCCTAATACTGCTCCTGTACCTGTAGGACTAGTATGACTAGCATCTAAATATTTATAACCGCTTATTCTTCTATAACCACCATAAGGTGATACTTCAAAATTAACAAGTTTTGTAGCAGAACCAGGTGCAGTATCACTAAGAGTCAAAAAATCTTCGTTAGTATACAGCCCTCCTTTACAAGGTATTTTTGCTACGGCTAATCTATCAGTCATTAATCACTTGCGATACTCTAGTATCCCTCATCCGTATATAACGATTTATTAAGATAGTTCGCATTTTTTCTATACCTTCATCAAAATTTCTTTTAGACAATGTTGCTAATTCTGCATTATCTCTCATCATATATAAATGATACATAGTGCCATCTATAAGTGTATTTCTAAATTGTGAAGAAACTTCTGGTACATCAGTTCCTCCGTCTAATTCTGTAGCTGTTTTAAAATAAGTATATTTAACTACGTATGCTTTATCTGGTGTAGGACTTACGCCTAATCTATAGTCAGGAGTTAAATAAACAAATCTTGGAATTTCAAAATCTCCTGAATCTCTTTGTTCATCTCTTTCTTTATACCTATCTACGTATTCTTGATAAGAAATAGGTGTTAAATGTGTTTCTTCTACATTAAGTGTGTCATTTCTGTCTATTAAAACTGTATCAATATCTATTTTTAAAAATCCAGAAGTTAATGCGTATTCTTTTGTTCCTGCTGTTAATGTTTGGCTTGTTTCTGCATAAGCAAAAGGCCATTCTTGTTCAGACATAAATATATCTCTTTGAGAATTATTAACTGCGTCTTTAGCTAATCCTTGTATTCCTACAGCAGAAGAAAAAGTAGAACTAGTTAATTGTACTTCATTAATTCTTTTTAACGCTTCATTTGTTATGTCTAAATATGTATATGCCATATATTAAATGTAGGAAGGACAGGAAATACCTATCCCTCCTACTCCTAGAAAAATATTTATGCTAATAGATCTCTATCTGCTACAGTTCTTCCTGTTTGTTGAGAAGAAATGTCAGCTAGGATTGCATAAACTCTAAGTACTCCACTAACCATGTTAGCATCACCTACAGAAATTTTAACATCAATAGTATCTGCTGTAGATATTAAAGCTGTATAAGTATTTGCTGCACCTGTGTTAACAATGTTAGCTTGACCATTAGTGCCTGCTGCTAGGTATCCAGTTGATGTTAAGTCACCACCATCTACAATATCATCGCCTTCTGCAAAATCAATATCTGCAGCAGCCGAGCTACCTGTAAAAACTGTAGTAACTTCAGCACCTGCTGCGATAACAATAGTGTTAGCAGGAACTTCTAGTAATTGAAAAATATCTCCACTAGTAACATTAGTAAATGTTCCTTCTGATACTAGTTTAGCAATATCTAATTCTTTTTCAATTACAAATGCTCCTCTACCTAAATTACTTGGTAAAGTTGCTGTTGAGTCAGAACTAACGCCTGTAGTGGATTTAGCTGTCAAATCAAAAGTTGCCATGTTTTATCTCCCTTACGCTGCGTTATATTTAGCTGTTACGATTGCTTCAGGTCTTAAAATTTTTCTTCCGTACATCTGCATTCCTCTGACTATGTCAGCGAATGATTCAGGATCACGATAAGATTCAACTTTATTGATCTGAGAAGCAGTAGCAACTGCTGAACTATGTCCTGCAACAATTACGCCAAAGTTAGAATTTTGGTTAGCAGAACCAGAGGTTGCTGAACCAGTACCAACTGCGGGTAAGTTACTAGAAACATATACTTCAAAACCATGCAGATTTCCGAGTGTAAGACCTGCTTCAAGAGCACCTTTATCAACTTGATCGTTGTTTAATAGTCTAGAATCCTCATCTGTTAATAGTTCCATGAAGACAGGATCAATCACTAGCCAACGTCCTGCTGTATCAACTTGTTGTTGATTTAGCAATCTAGCCATTCTAGCAATTACTTGAAGAGGTGTTGCAGTAGCTGTTGCTGCTGCTGTTGCTCCAGGTAGTCTTACTGCTAGAGGAATAGAATGATCGCCTGCTGATGAAGTTGTAATGTTACCAAAATCACCTTTTTTTAAGGTCATTGTAGATAATAATTCATTACTTCCTGCGGTATCTACAGCTTTAGAGCCTGACACCACATCATTAGCGGTATCTGCTACTGTACTTAAAGCTGATTGTTTAAAACCAGATAGATAACCAAGAACTTCTTGATCGTATTGATCACGAAGTCTATAGCCTGCTCTATCTGATGCCATGCTTTCAAAATTAATATGAGAGTGAGCTTCCTCAATATCATCCATTTTAAAAGCAAAGTAGTTTGCCTGATCAACAACTAGTGTAAAATCCTCATCGTCTAAGTCTTGCGGTGTGACTGTAGTACCACGAGAATAAGCTCTAACTGTTATTTCTGGCTCTTTAATAATACGAACTGTATCACCAAAGTTTGCAATTTCTCCAAAGTAGTCATTGTTAGTAATTGATTCAGCAACAGAAGTCTTACGAAAAGCTTGTTGAACCTTTTGACTGTAAATAACTGGAGAGAAATTACCATTAGGTAGGTTAGTATAACCTGACGCTACTTTAAAAGCCATCTTTTTTCTCCTTTTAAATTATAGAGGCTAACAAACGATAACTCCACTTCGTAAGGGCTGATGTTGCAAATGGGTAGCTATAAATAGGACCATGACATCAGGTAGCCTGAGTAGGATTTCATTTGGTAAGTGTAGGGTAGGATAAATGTCAAATATATTTGACACTTTCGGCCTACTACGATTGTAGTATATGTTACATACATATACAAAAAATAGGTTTTGTCAACCTATTATTACTGCCTAGCTGCTCCACTAACATCATATTCAAAGTTTCCAGAACGTATTGCATTAGCAATAGCTTCTTCATTTGCTGAATATTCTTGTGATGTCATTCTTGCAACATCAGACTCTTTTATGATATCTGAAGAACTAGCACTGTCTGAAGGGGTAGAACCACCTTTTGTCTTTACTGCTTTAGCAGCATCTGTAGACTTTGTTTTTTTCTTACCTGTAATACCCATATCTGCTTTATATAAATCAATAGCACGAGATGCAGCTTTAGCATCTGTTTCGTTATCGTATAAAGCTTTTTGAATATACTCAGGTTGTTCTTCAGCCCAATCGTGAAATTTAACATCATTTCTAATGTCTTCAAAGTCAGGATGTAATCTTAATAGCTCTGCTTCTGCTATTTGTTTTGCTGACTTTTGTTCTTTTACAGCAATAGATTCTAAGCGTTCTTCAATAGATGCATTCATTTCTTTTGATTTTTTAATAGCAATAGTTTCTATTATTCTTGCTACATCTGGATATTCAGCAGACCATGCTTCTAGTTCTTCATCTGTTTTAGGAAGCTTTATTTGTTTTTTAGTAGCTTCTGCTAACTGTTTTTTAACTTTTTCAAGCTCTGCATCTTTTTCATCTGCAACTTTTTGAGCATGTCTTCTTAAATCACCATATCTTTTCTTGAA